TATGCCACCAGTTTGTGCTTTTCTCATTATTAACCTATCGTGGTTACCTATAATAACAGTAGCATTAGGAAAGTAATCGTGCCACTTTTTAAGTTTACTAATAGCAAACTCTAACTCATCACCGCCACCAATTGAATCAGGTATAGTTTCGTGATAACTTGCAAAATGATTGTCTACTATATCGCCTATAAATACTACTTCATTGCATCCGTAAATTGCATATACATCCTTGCAAAACTCAAAATAACCATCTAAACAAAAAGGCTCGTGTAGGTCACCAATGACTAACACTTTATTTTCTTTCCTTTCGTTTTTTAACGACTTAAAAAAGTCATATTCTTGCTGTGTTAATCGTGGTCTAATTTTCATTATTTCATTCCAAATAAGTTCTTGATTAAATCTAAAGTTTCATCAGGTGGTGTAATGTCTTTAACCTCAATAAAATGTAACCTATCATTGATTTGCTTTTTCGCATCCTCAACGTTTCTTGCTCTTACAATCGTGTACATTTTACGACCATTGAATTCGTATGCTATTTTGTAGTCTTTCATAATCATTAATTGTTATTTTTGGACTTAATGTATTATTTATCATACCTCATTAGGTATAATCTCTTCTGCTAATTGTGCAATATGGTTATCAATGACAACTTCAGGATAAGTTAACCCAACTAATATTGCTCTAAATGCTGTAAACATTTGTTCAATATCTGAATCCTCACTTAATTCAATTGTGTGCTTACAATAGCTGTTTTCAACACTAAATATTATTTTATCCATTATCGTTTAAATATTACCAAAATAAGTATTGCTATAATTACAAGTAACCACCACTTTGCTTCAAGTATCATTTGGTCAAACCAAGATTGTTTAGGGCAGTCAATCGGCACTTCAATTAATACTTTTTTCTCGTAATAAATAGTGTCACCTTTGCATTTGCCTTCAATGTATACCTTGCCAAACTTCTTTACATAAACTATTTCAAGTTTATCTTTTGTAATATAAACCGAATCCACAGTATCATTGAATATCGTATCGGTTCGTATCGTTTCGGTTCTAATCGTATCGTGAATAGTTACCATTACACTGGCTGTATCTTTTGAGCAGAACTTATCTATTGCTTGATTCTTTGTATAGCAGCTACAAATCAAGCAGTATAAAACAGCTATTAGAATTGAGTATATATTTTTCATTTGCGTTTGTTTTTTAACTTATATAAAACTTTTCTTTTTAATGTCCAATATTGTTTATATTGATTGATTTCTGAAATAAGTATTTGCTTTGCTAATTCAATATTCATTTTCTTTTTGTTATAACATTGTTTGTTTTGTTATTACTTATTGCTGTGTGTTTGTCTATTAGTTTCTGCTTGTATTTAGCTTCAATTATAGCCACTATTCTTGCTCGTTCTTTGTCTACACTATCTAAAGTATAATTCGCTTTCTGCTGCTCTTCTTTTAACCAATCCATTGAGTATTTTTCCACCACCTTTATTCCATTTTGCAAACTCTAATCCTATTGTTATATCATTTGGATTTGCATTTACTTTTTTTAGCAATGTACTACTTTTTAAATTACCATTACCACAGTTATAAGCAAAGTCAACTAATGCATCAAATTGGTTTTGATTTATGTCATCTCTACAATAAGAATCAACTGCTAATTCATATTGTTTTAAAGTATCTTTTAGTAAATCAATAGCTTGTAATTCAGTTATTGGGTTATCTGATAAGGTAACTTTTAAGCCATTGGCATAACGACAAGAACCGAAACCAATCGTTGCAACACCTGCTGGACATAAATATGGCTTTGAACTAAATCCTTCAAACTTTTTTATAAGTTCAATTAAATTATTACTTGCTTTCGTTATTTTCATAAGTTTACTTTTAAGTTAACTTTGTAAAGCTATGGATTTACTTTTGTATTTATTTTAGTCATATATCCACCTATTCCAATCAATGCGCTTAATATCAATTTAGGGTATTCTTTTTCAAATACAAATACTGTCCAATCTATCGTAATCCAAGCAGTTGAAATAGCAACTATAAAACCCATTACTGTGCTTAATTTAGATTGCCAATTTTCTTTAATCTTTTTCATACCAATTTTTACAAATTTTAATTATAGATAACAATGAGAATACGAATGCTACGACACCTGCTAATACTTGAATGATTGGTAAAATTGCCATTGCATATGCTGCTATTACACCACTCCAAGCAAAACCATTTTCAATAATGAGTAAAAAGTTTTTTTTCATTACGGATTAACTGTTGGTAAAATTAAATCTTCATATTGCACCATTGCCAAAATCTCTGATTCAGTAAATAAACTTGATACATCCGTATTTACAACTAACCAATTAAATCCGTTTATGTCTACTATTGGATTTGCATAATCAATTGTATCTTCATCATTTGGTAATCCTAATAACTCACAGCATTTAGTATCTAATTCTTTGAACTTCGCAAGTGTTTTGCATTTGTAGAATCGTGGGTATAGTATTGAATCTTCCATTAGATATTATTATTTAATGTTTTAGCGAATGCTTGTGTAGCAGTTCTAATGGTTAAATTATCAGCAACACTTGACATTATATAAGTATTGAAAATTGCATTATCAAAAGAAGTTATATTGCCTCTTGAAAATAATGTCAAAATGTTGTAACTTGTTGCTAAACCAATATTTGCTCCACCATTACTTACATCAACTCCATTTTGAAACGGAATCCAATTAGTTCCTGTGCCACCAACTGCCCCACTAATTCGTAATGCTCTATTTGTTGTGCCTATTACTACTGCTCCGAAAGGACCATCAAAAGCACCTTGCTGATAGAAATTGTATTTATTGCTATTATATGAGAATGCTTGAGCATTAGCTGCTGTTAAAAATAAACCACCGACTGAACCTGAACTTGCACCTAATGATTTATGAGCAATGTATTGTGTTCTAATTGCATTACCACTTATAGCTACTGAAATTACATCATCAACTCCATCAGATTGCACTATCGTTCTATCAACCAATACACCTTTATAACCTGTTGTTGCTGTTCCTGTGTTTATTGTCCAGATTTCACCTGTTGTACTTGTCCATTGTGTTTGACTTGTACTTGCGTTGTATGTTGCAGGATTGAAATCTACAGTTGCAGCACCTCCAATAGTTCCTGAAATTAATACCCTCTGAACCTTACCCGTATAAAAGTTTCCAACCCCTGCATTTGAACCAACTGTTACCACAGCATTTGAAATACCTAAAGCCGTACTTGCTGCTGTTTGTGGTGTTCCTAATGCTGTCCAAGTTGTACCATCTGTAGAACTATAAAATGTGACAGTTCCTGTTACTCCATTTGTTGAGTATGTTGCTCTTATCCAACCACTATAATTTGCGACAAATCCTATACCTGCTGATGAAGTAACGCTTGTTGCAAACGAATTGTTGAAAAAGAAAGTTATTGTTCCTGTTGTAGTATCCGCCCACTCAACTGAGAATATTCTATTTGTTACACCTGCACTATCTTGAGATACAATACACTTACTTACCACAGTTCCTGCACCCGCTAAAACTTTAATTTTAACGTCAAGTTGTGTTGACCCTATTGGAGCAAGGCTGTTTGATTGAACATAGTTTCCTGTAACCCCACTACCATACCAATAATTATCACTACTTGCACCATTATGACTCAATAACAATGGCTGACTTGCTGCTGTTGTCTGAACTGCATCTCCTGCTACTGTAAGTGAATATAATTTAGCTGCTGCTTGACCTGCTGTTGCTCCTGTTCCTGAACCTAATTTATAACCAATCCAATGAGCATCGTAACAAACAGGCACGTTAGCCAAATCACCATAAATAGCTTTTAAACCTTTAACAAAAAAGTTTAATCTTGATAAGTTTGATACACCACCATCTGCTATTATACGATTGTAAATAGTTTTAGCTTCTGCCGAAATTCCACCACGAAATCCTCCAACCCTTACGTTAGTAGTTGTAATCCCTAACATAATTATTGATTGTTATAAGCGATAGCTGTTCCCGAAGTTAAAGTAATCGCAGTGATATAAGTTCCTGCTTCTGCTGGTATAAACATACCTGCGCTAACTGTAACTGCATTAAAACCTTTTGTAGTTAATACGTTTACACCATCAATACTTAAAACACTAATTACTGCATCAGTATTTATTACAACTGCTGTGTAAGCCTTACTTGTTTTTGCGCTTGCTGCTGCTATGAACTCGCAACCACCTGAACCAATTATTTTGCCTAAATCTGTCATATTTTTATTTGTTTAATAATATATTATTTTTATTTATTTTAAAGGTATTTGACACCTATTTCTTTCTTGTGCTAATTCAAATGTTAAGTTCATCTCCCAACCATTTACTTTGTCTGCCAATGCTTCTCTTAAAGGTACTAAATTTGTCGCAAAACTTAATAAAAAATAGTCTTGATATATTGGATTGGTCAACTCTGAATAAACGTCTTGTGATATGCTTAAACAATCACTCAAGGTATCACGTTCATTTGTTTGGTCATCCTTTTGAATATCCATTACTTTTACGTTCATATTCAAACTTAAAGTATTACTATCAATACTGCTATCAATTACATCTATCCATAACAAAGGGTATTGCTCTTGTTCACTCGCTGAAATATCTGATGCTTCACCAAAGTTAAATCCGTTTATCTGTGCGTGGTTTGTCGCTATTGTTTCGAACAGGTTTATTATTTGGTTGAGTGTGTAAAATTGCATTTTCTTTTATAAATTTTTGTAACTTTTCAATGTTTCTAATCTTTGTTTTCATTAACAATATGTGCAAGGTTTGGTTAATTCTCTTGGTTCTATTTTTATTCCTTGAAAGTTATATCTGCCACTGCAACAATCATCACCATCTAATAACATTCCACTGTTGTAATTCGTTCTTTGTGGGAATATAGTGTCTATGCCTACACCAGTTTGAGTTAAATACAATGGGTAAGTAGTTGTGTTAGCTAATAAGAATTTAGTTAATCTCTCGGCATATACTTGTGCTTTGTTTCTTGCCTCATCCATTATATCTCTAATTTCATTCATGCTTGCAGGTTGCATATTATCTGCGTTTTGAACTCCTACTGCTTTATTGAAATACTTGTAGTTCATCGCTAAAGGTAATTCAACTTGCATATACCAAATCATTGTATTAGTAATATAGTTATCAATTAAATTCTTATTTGCATTCGTTGTTGTACTCGCTGCAATTTGTGTTTTTAATTCGTTGTATAAACTTGTTCCTAATATCGGTAATATATAAAACTCTTGCACCTCAATAATAGTAGGGGTTACAATCTTCATATCAACATTATCCTGCAATACAGAACGCTGCTTTAATGTTTGTTCGCTTAAAAATAAAACTTGTGCTGCCATATTATTTAATTTTTTTAACTAATTCTTGTACCCAAATATGTCTGCAATATGGCAAATTTACATCTTGAATTGGGTCATGGTAAAAACCACCTCTGCGCCTAAATGCATCGTAATTAGGTATGTCGTAAACTTGTCCTAAATCTTTGCCAATGTTTTCTATATCTTCTCTGCTAAAGTAACGTGGATTGCTCATCATTGCTGCACAAAAATCTCTGCTTTCACCACCACTAATTAAAGCAGGTGCATCACTTCGCAAAGCATATTTGTAACGGATAAATAATTCACTAAAAGTTGGTACGTTTTTGTTTTCTCCTTTAGTAGTTATCTTTAAGTTTTTATCAATCAAACCATCACCGATTAAAGTTTCTATTGCATCGCTAACTTTGGTTTTATCTAACTTCATTACTTCCATTAAACTTTCAACAGTTATATCAGGAGTCTTTTTAATTAAGTCTAATATTCCTTGTTCAATTTTAGAAATAAAATCTTCTTTGCCGAACATTACTTTTTTAGTTTTTACAAGTTGAAAGTTCTCTACACTTTCGCCATACTTTGAGAATGTTTCGTAATCTATTAAATCCTTTACTTGCTTACTAAATTTAAAATTAGTTGCAGGTGCTTGAACTACTTGTGTTGGCTCTAATGGTTTTCTACCTATAATTTCACGTAACTCATCTTTTGTTAAAATTTGTGTTAGTGTTTGTTCGGTGAAACTTGGCATAATAGGTTCAAGTTGCTTAATCTTTAACTTACCTTTTACTGGTGCGAAAATATTAAATATTTGTTCTTGTACTTCTTGTCTTGGTGCTACATAAGTATTTGTAAATAGGTTAAACGCATCAATCATTTCTGCTCTGCCACCTAATTGCCCTGCTACTCTTACACCAAAAATCATTGGTGAAGTAACTTTATGCCCAACAAATATTTCTTGTTGAATTGTATCGTTTAAGGCTGTGTATTTGTCTGCAAAATCACCTGCGCTTAAATCGTTTATTATTGCTACTCTGTCCTTATCATCCGCAAAGTCTACAACTATGCTTCCTGCGCTATCTGTTGATGTGAATTTACTCTTTAACTTGCGTTCAGTAGCTTTCATTTCATCATCGCTTGGAATACCATTAACGAAAGTAATCATCTTACTTCCTTTAAAGCTATTTTGTATTTCTGCTCTATGGTAATTCGCTACTTCTGCATCTGTTATAATTGCAGGAACTGCCCCAATGTAATCAGGTAAAGTGTAAGTATTTAAATTTGGTCTGTAACTCTTGTAGTAATAAATTGATTCTGCTTGTTTTACATTTGGGTCATAAGCAGGTAAAGTAGTAAACAATGGCACAGTATTTTCATAACCGCTTTCATCTATCCATTCATCGCTTATATAAAATTCTGAATTGTCTTCATTACTACGAACTGTGCAATAATCAATGTGGTAAAGTTCTTGTCCTTTCTTTCCTTTTGTACCTACTACTTTAATATAGCAACCACCGAATAATTCATTGTCTAAAATAGTTTTTTTAGCTAAATCGTTTAGTGTTTCGTACTGGTTAGGGTTATCAATAAATCCTTGTAGTGCAATAACTTCTTCACCTTGCATTTCTGTTTGGTCAAATTGCCAACCTTTACCACTAATATAAAGTTGTTTGCTTGTTACAATTGCGTTATGCTTTGCACTTCTATTAAAAAGTAGTACAAGGTATTGAGGGTAGTTGTTTTCTTCACCATATTTAACCCATACTTTTGACTTTTGCTCCACAAACATTGGAACTTTATCATTGCTAAATCCGATTCTAATAGTCTTATCTGTATATGCCATTTATTGTGGTTGGTAAATTATGTTAGTTTCATCTTGTACATCGTATTCTGTGGTAGTTTGTGCATCTAAAACCACATCAACAACACCAACTTCAACTGTTTTTGTTATATAAGGAACTGCATCTGCTGCTGTTGTAAGCCCACTTGTGTTCGCTAATGATGTTTGATATACCTTATAGTTATAATAGCCCTTAAAACCTAATGTAACTTCGCCATTTAAAGTGTTTGCACTTACCTTTTCAATTATACTAAACTTATTATATCGTGTTTTGTATGCGCTTGTGTCAGTACCTATAAAATAATAAGGAACATTTGATGTTTGGTTAGTAAACATAAACAAATAAATAGGATTTGTAACTGTTGAATTTTCAGTTAATGTTACTACTACATTGTTCGTGCTATTTTTTAAGAATCTTATCACTAACTATAAATATAAATAATTAAAAAGTTTGCTAAACAAAAAAACCAACCGAAGTTAATCGATTGGCTTTTTGCTATGAAAACAATGAAGAATTTTAAACTAACATGTTAAACTAACAATGCTGCTATGATAGTAGCATCAACTTCTTGTGAGAATGTTTTTTCCATTCCTGCAAATGTTAAAGAGTAACCATTGAACTCATTTAATGCTGCACCACTTGTTCCTGTTCCACCTGTACATTCCATACCGAATGATGAACCGAATAAGAAGTATTGACCGCTTTTCATTTCAACAATTATAGAAGTTCTATTCTTGATAATTTGTTGTAGTTTGAATTGTGTTTCATAAGCCATTTTTAAGAACGTAGCTGCGATAGTTTGCTCATAACCTACTGTTCCTATTTTAGGGTCAGTATTGATGTTATTAGTTGTACTATTTGCGCCTCTTGGCTCTAAAGCATAAGTAAAATATTTTTTACCTGCTGACTTTGTTATTGCTGTTACAAAACCACTTGCATTTTCAGTTACTGCTGTAATGTTTGCTTGTTCGGTTATGTATAAATTTTTGATTCCACCAACTGTATCTTTACAGTCAAGTGCATATCCTGCTACTATTGCGCATGCCATGATTTTGAATTGAGTTTTAAAAAGGGTAGCAACTATTAGCTACTACCCTTTTGTGAATTAAATTGTGAATTTAACGATTTCTGCTACTTGAGAAACTTGAACACCTAATTTAGTTCTGTATTTAAATCTAACTAAATCGAAGTCTTCTGAATACCAGAATTTGAAGTCTTCTTGTTCGTTTTCTAAATCAACACCCAAGAACATATTGCTATCTCTTAAAGCATAGATTGCGTTAGTTGAAGTAAGACCAGGAGTTGAAACGATGTTTACGTTTGTTCCGTGTATCTTCATTTGTCCTAATGCGTTATCAGTTGCAATGAAATTGAAAAGGTTAGCATTTGTTAAAGCTAATTGGTAAGTTCTGAAATTGTCTACACCCATGTAAACTGTTAAATCAGTCTTGTCTAAAACTTCTACTGGTATTGCAGAATAAACCGCTTGTACTACCGAGATGATGTTAGCTGCTGTGATTGCAGTAACCGCAGTTGCAATGAAAGGAGTTGCATTTGCTTGTACTGTTCCTGATGCTGCGTTAATGATTTTTACTAAACCATCAAACTGCTTCAATTGTGAACTTGCACTTGCTGTGTCACCTCTCCAAATTGCTTTCTCTACATCTTCCTTAGTTGTACCTAAGATAGTTTCTACGAATGCTGCATCAATACCACCTGGTAATGCATCATAGTTAGAACCTGGAGATAACAATAATTGAGTGTATTTAGTTTCTAAATCATTAATACACCATTCTTTGTTTACTTTAATTCTACCTACTGTTAAAACACGAGCAGAAATAGTAGTGTCACCTGAAGCACTAAAGCCACAAGCATCACCATTTTGCCAAATTAATGAATCTGATAAAGCAGGAACTTGAATAGTTGACTTAACACCTGTTAAGATTTGCATACGTGATGCAGTTTTAGGTTCGAAAAACGAACGAGTTACCAATAAATTTTCATTGGTCTTTGTGTATGCCGCAAGGGCTGTTACGTTAAATGCCATTTTTTTTAGTTTTTGTTTTTAGTTTATTTGTTTTGTAATTTTTTGAATTCTGCGATACGTTCAATAGTTGACATTGTACGTTC